TGTAAGATTTCCAGTAAAACTAGAAGCAGTTATAATTCCTGTAGTATTAATGCTAATTGTTGTTGATACACCAAGTGCTGTAGTTGCTGTAGTTGCTGTTCCAGTTAAGTTACCTACAAAACTTGAAGCAGTTATAATTCCACTAGTGTTTATATTAATACTAGAACTTACATTATTTGCTGTAGTTGCTGTACCTGTAAGATTTCCAGTAAAACTAGAAGCAGTTATAATACCTGTAGTGTTTACGTTAATAGTAGAACTTACATTGGATGCTGTAGATGCTGTACCAGTTAAGTTACCTACAAAACTAGAAGCAGTTATAATTCCTGTAGTGTTTACACTTGATGATGCAGTTAATCCTGAGGCAGTAGTTGCTGTACCTGTCAAGTTACCTACAAAACTGGAGGCAGTTAAATTTCCTGTAAATCTTCCAGTACCAACAACATCTAAATTATAATTTGGAGTCGTGCTTCCAATTCCCAACAAACCTGATGGGTTAAAAACAAGTTTACTGGATGGAACTACAACTGTTGAATAAGTACCAGCACTTGCTGAAGATGGAGTGAGAATTGGATAATAATAACTATTCTCGTCAATTGCAGATATTGTATTTTTTGCTACTCCAATGAGATCAGCACCAGACCCCACAAAAGATGTTGCAGTTACTGAACCAGAAACATTTATATTCCCTAAAACATCAAGTTTTTCTTTTGGTTGAGTAGAACCAATACCAATAGAATAAGAACTTGAGAGAATTATATTTGAATTTACCTTCCCACCGACAGAAAAATCTGTGCTAACAGAAACTAAAGGAGCATTTACCTGCAGGGTATCTCCACTCTCAATTAACGAAGTTCCTGCTATTCCAGTAAAATTTAGTTGATTTAAACCGAAACCTTTATCTGCCATGAGAGTTTTTAAGTATTTATGTTTTCATTTAAAATGACAAATTAATTACAACAAACTTCCTCTTACGAATCTGTAAGTGGTTACTCCATTCACTCCAGACTGAGGAGTAACTTGCAATTTACAGTCAGTCCCATCCAAAGTTGCTCCAATTGCAACCAAAGCATTTTTATTGTACATAATTCCATAAGATTCAGCATTTGCGATAATGCCATCTTGCATGATTAAAACTTTTTGAACTTGGATACTGCTACTAAAACCAATATGAACAGAATATTCAACTAATTTAAAGTCGGTAGTTGTAATGGAAAAACTATCTATGAATGTGGTAATTCCGACTGAAGCAATAAAATTACCAGTTCCTGTTTTTATTCCATAAGTTTCAACTTGTAATGGTGTATTGGTGGAAGTTGTTGAACTTCCAATCGTAGTTATACCAGAGACACTCAGTGAAGAAACGGATGCAATACCACCAGTTACATTTGTTGCCGTGGTTGCTGTACCTGTTAAGTTACCTACAAAACTTGAAGCAGTTATGATACCAGTAGTGTTTATGTTGATAGTGGAACTTACATTGGATGCTGTAGTTGCTGTACCTGTTAAGTTACCTACAAAACTTGAAGCAGTTATAATTCCAGTAGTGTTTATATTTGCCGTTGTACTAAACCCAGATGCAAATGAGGCTGTTCCTGTCAAATCACCAACAAAACTTGAAGCACTTACAGATCCAAGAAATTTTCCATTTCCTTCTACATCTAACAATTCTGTCGGTGAATTACTTCCAATTCCAATATTTCCTGAAGAATATACAAATCCACTTGCTGCTCTAATTAAACCACCACTACCGTGATACATTATTTGATTTAATTGTCCAGGTGCTTTTAGGGAAAATCTTATCGTTGCAATTCCAGTTTGATCGGAAACCCCAGAACCAACTGGATCTACTGACACAATATCACCAACTAAATTAAAAACATTAAAACTATTTGCTGCTCCTACTTGAATATTATCATCAAAAATAGTGAACGAACCAGGAGTTAAACCACCAGTCAATACCTGAGAAGATGCAATCCAATATCTTTTCCCCGGATTATTTTTATTGGCAACGAGTAAATATTGATCACCAGATATTGAAGGTGGTGCTGGATTTGCACCAACTGAAGAAGGACCAACCAATGGATCTCCGAGATCTGGCTCTGCTTGATTTAATCCTAAAAATTCATATCTATCGGATGTGATTCCTGTTCTTGTTTCTTTTTTAACTCTTCCGGAAGTGTAATTATACATTTATATTATCCTTTTGCAGTTTCTAAAACACTCAACACAATATTTAAATTATCATTGGAACTTGCTGAAACTTTAATTATATCACCAGTTTCCAACACAAGTCTTCCGTCTGGAATTAAATTTACAGAGTCATTGGGTGGAACAGAAACATTATTTGCAAATTTATAATCAGTGGGAGATTCTGTGCTTCTAGAATGAACAGCAGTCACTGTATAAGTGGTTGATCCTGTTGAGACATTTGTTACTTGTGCCAAAATTACAATTGATGCAACTCCAGAAGGGCAAGTATAAATTCCAACGTTGGAAGTGGTTAAAGTTTTCCTTACAGTTTTAAATGTATTAAGTGCTACTACTGCCATTTTATCGTCCTAATGCAATGAGTAAAGGTGTTACTGTATTTAACAAACTTTGGCTGAAGGATCTTCCACTAATGGTTCCAGTTAACTGATTAATGACTACACCCTCACCAATTCTAAAGTTTCCTGACTGGTCAGTGCTAGTATAAACCACTTCTCCTCCATTTATCCTAACGACTTCATTCTGTTGTCTTGTCACACCACCTTTGGATGGTCTTGCAGATTCAATTGTATTACCTGCTCCTATATATTCAAATGATATTGTGGAAGCAACCTGCAAACTCATTCTAGAGAAATAAGCAGTAGTTCCTGCACTGACTGTATTATTTAGATTCTCAGTTAATGTGATAGTCGAAATGCCAGCAGATGGTAAAGTTGCACCATCGACTTTATAATATATTGGTGCAAGATTTGCAGAAGCAGTTGCCGTAACCCCAGCACCAGGACCACTGATCGTTACAGTTGGTGCAGTTACATATTGATTACCAGTACTAATAACATTAATTGAAACTACTTTTCCATTTTCAATTACAGGAAATGCCTCGGCAGTAATTCCATTTGGACCAGTTGGAGAACTAATTGTAACAATTGGTTCCGATGTATAACCAGAACCACCATCAGTGACACTTATAGATTCGACAGAATAATATAAGTTTCCAAAATAAATTGCTTGTCCTTGATATGGTCTATTAGTTCCCAAACCAGAAACTGTAATTATATTTTGACCTATAGTAGCATTTGTATTTGCAGCACCAGTATATCTAAAAATTGATCTACTAGAGTAATCCCCTACACCATTTGAATATAATCCATAAGTTCCAAATGAATTATTAGAGTTAGTAATATCACACTGACCACCAGAAGATGTATAAATTGCAATGTCATCGCAAATTGTAAAGATAGAAACTAATTGTGCGTATCCACCATTAGTAATTGAAACACCAATTCCTCCTTGATTATATTGAGTGTATGAATCCACACTCATAGAACCTTGAATACCATTATCAATTTCATCTCCAGGTTCTGCATCAAAACCATTTACCTTTAATCCAATGCTATTTGGTATGAAATTTGTGCAGTTGCGAATATAAGGACCTTTTGAAACAATTCCAACACCAGGAGAAAATACTGTTCCTCCAAGTTTAGTACTAGACCAATTATTACTTGTTTGCCCATTATATGCTGAAGGATATGTTGTATTGATTCCAGCACCACCGAGAGCACTTAAACCATTGTTGATAATTGTAGTTACAATTCCAGCACAACTATTAACTGCTGAAAGAACATTTGCACAAGAATTGATATTAGTGTTTGAACCAGTTGAAGAGTCTGCCTGGATACTTAAATCTTTTACTTGTGTATATTGACTTTGATGATTTCCAGACCAAGAAATATTATTAATACAAGAAAATGCAATTCCAACTGAATAATTAATTGTATCAATTACTGCTTGCTTTATGCTATATCCATTGGTGTCAATTCCAGTAATATTAGGAAGATTATAAGAAGATACCCCAACTCCTACAGACTTTGAGTTTCCACCTCTTGTAATATCATAACAAATTGACTTAAAGATGTTTTTAATATCATTGGAAAAATCTGGATTTCCAGGAGGAATAACAAATGCTGGATTTTTATAACTTGTACTGGTTAAATATCCTACTGCTTCTTTGGAAATAAAATCAAGATTCATACGAATCATTCTTGCAGCATCAAAAAATCTATCAGTAGAAACTCCCAGAAGGGGTTGAAGTGCTACTACTGATGCACCATTTGTTGATGGAGAACCAATAAAACTCAAATTGGTAATGTGAACACCATTATTGACATGGAATAAATCAAGTCCAGAATATTGCGGTGAAACCAAACAGTTACGAAGTTCAGTTCCCTCAACAGAAACATTTTCAGATAAAACAATTGGATTAGTTTCAACATAAGTTCCTGGAAAAACTTTAATTGTATCACCAGACAAAGCAAGTGCTGCTGCTGCTTTTATAGTTTTCTTTGCATCATTATTCAGCAATCCAGTATTTGAATCATTGCCTTCATAAGAAACAAAAATTGTTTTTCCAATAGAGGTACGAATTCCAACCCGAACTATTCCCTTTCCAGAAGTTTGTGTTGATGATAAGGTAAGACCAGTACCAACATTGATTTGTGTTACAATTCCAACTAAAGTTGCTCCACTTCCAAGATAAGTGTCGGAATATATTGTTGTTGCTGTTACAAGACCAACAGTAGCAGTACCAGAAATACGAACGTCAGTTGCTGTTAAGAACCCAACTGTTGCGATGCCAATAGATGCAAATCCTAATGTTGCAATACCAACAGATGCAAGACCAATATTTGCAAAACCAATTGTTGCGATTCCAATGGAAGCAGCAGTTGCAACTATTCCCCCACTAAAATTACCTGAAAATGTACCTGCTGTTAAAATACCAGATACTCTAACATTAGTAAAAGTTCCAAATCCTATTGTTGCAATTCCAATTGATGCTGCAGTTCCAACCAATAAACCTGAGTTTATTCTTGTATTATTGATGAAGTCAAGAGTAGAATCATATGCCGAAAGTGTATTCAGTCCAGTGACTGTGGTTGCAGTAACAATTCCTAAAGTTGCATTGGGTGAATTTAAATTAGTTGCTGTTAGAAATCCAACAGTAGCAATACCAGAAACACGAATATTAGTTGCTGTTAAAAATCCTATCGTAGCAGCACTTGATACTCTAATATTTGTAAATGACCCAAAACCAATTGTTGCAATTCCTACACTTGCAAATCCAATTGAAGCTAAGTTAGTTATAGTTAAATTGGTTGTTGTTGTGAGACCAGATACTCCCAAAGTACCAATTGTCCCAATACCAGTAATACTTAAATCAACACCAGAAACTGTTCCACCAGAAAGATTTACTGCTGTAGTGGCAGTGGCAGCATTTCCCCCAATATCAATATTTTGAAAACTTCCAGGAGTAATAATATTTGCAGTATTTGCTGTTCCTACATTAATGTCGTAAAATCCAGACAATCTTGCAGACGGAACTGTGCCACCTGTGATATTTGATGCA